CTCTGGGGTTTGGAAGAGGCGAGCAATACTGTTGGTGATACACAGGGTGTTATCCCTGAGATCGACATCAAGGTTGATTCTGTAAGTGTTACGGCACAAACTAAGAAGCTGAAGGCCAAATGGACTCCAGAGCTTGGTCAAGACCTCAATGCATACCATAACTTGGATGCTGAAGTTGAGTTGACCTCGATTCTTTCAGAGCAGATTGCTTTGGAAATCGATCGTGAGATTCTCGTTGACCTCATTAAGGGTGCCACCGCTGGTACGCTTTACTGGGCTCGTTCACCCGGTCTGTTCGTTAACAGAGAGACTGGTGCAGAGGTTGGTGCGTTGTCCGCAGCGCCTGACTTTACCGGTACGGTTAGCGAGTGGTATGAGACGTTGCTAGAGACTGTCAATGACGTTTCGGCTCGTATTCATCGTAAGACCATCCGTGGTGGTGCGAACTTCATTGTTACTTCGCCTGAAGTTGCTTCGATTCTAGAGTTCACCTCTGGTTTCCGTGCTTCGGTTGCTGTTGATGATGATAAGGGTACTGCTGGCGGTGTTAAGGTTGGTAGTATTTCGAAGAAGTGGGATGTCTATGTTGACCCCTACTTCCCAAGAAATATCCTTCTTGTTGGTCGTAAGGGTTCTAGCTTCCTTGAGAGTGGCTATGTATATGCTCCTTACGTTCCGTTGCAGGTTACGCCAACTATCTTTGGACCGGAAGACTTCATCCCCCGCAAGGGCGTGATGACGCGCTACGCGAAGAAGATGGTACGTCCTGATATGTACGGCCTTGTTGTTGTACGCGGTCTGATTGGTGAGTCTGGTGCAACCAGCTAAGTCAGTTTGACTAAAAAGGATTAATTTCCGGCCCCCGCTCTTCGGAGCGGGGGTTTTCTTTTTGTAGCTGACTATTTATAAGTAACTTGAGAGTTTTCTTCGGGGCCGGGGCCACTGACCCTTAAAGATTTATAGCCGAAGTGGCTGGCTATATTTCGTGATTATAATCGGGTTATCGATAACCATATCAAACAACACACCTTAAAGGAGGAAACAAATTATGGGAAGAAGAATAGGGCTGGGGCACCTTGAGACCCTTGTAGAAAATTTAAAGAGAGAGTTGAACCTTGATAGTTCTACTCTTGCCGGCGCAAAGAGGCCGACTCAAACGGTAACAGATCTTGGGTCCCCGGGCGGCGCAGTCGCAGTTACTGTTACTGCCGCGAATTCAGGGATGATAACGCTGGTACCAGCCCTGACCGGCGGGACTCACACGATCGAGTTGCCGGCTTGTGCTGACGCGGTGGGTTGTACGTGGACATTTGTCATGATCGCCACCGCCGGCCAAGACTTCGATATAACAACCAACGCCTCCGAAAAGATTGTTGGTACCACAGCCAAAGGCGACGGTGACAACGCTGCAGCCGCGCAGGCTGCTGATTCGGTCGGATTTGATGCGAATGCAATTATTGGTTCACGAATTTCAATCACTTGCGTTTCGTCAACAGCTGGCATTGCTTTTATTGCTCACGACATCTTAGATGGCCTTGCGGCGAATACCGGCGGCATTAACTTCAAATAATAGGCTAGAATAGCAGCTATTATACAAACTAAAACCCGGTGTGTGTCGCGACACACACCGGGGGTTTTCTTTTTATTTGACAAGTGTTTAATATTGTTCTATAATAGCGCTTAAAATATATCTTTATATTTCACTCCCCTCTTGTTCTTTGGAGCAGGGGGGTTTTCTTTTTACCACTCAACTAATTACTATGATACGAGGAGTACACTATAATGGCGAAGCCAACTCTTACACCAGCCAGCACTTTGAGTAAAGTCATCTTGCCAGTAACTGGAAATGCAGATAATGTTATATCTACACTTCCTTATGGGGTGTATCAAAATGAATCTACATTTGTCGATGCAGCCAAAGATCAGGTTGCTTATGTTTATAAGAAGCTAGGCGGCGATGTACTCGATGTTGAGCTAACTGAAGGTAATGTTTATGCTGCTTATGAAGAATCGGTATTAGAATACTCTTATATTGTTAATATTCATCAAGCTAAGAATTCACTAGGCGACTTGCTTGGCTCAACAACCGCTTCATTTGATGAAGATGGCGAGATCAAAGTAGATGATGGCCTAAAGAACGAAAAAGTTGAACTTAAATATCCAAGATTTACTTTTAGATATTCGCAACGAGCAGCAGACGGCATAGCTGCAGAAGCAGTGCTTGGCGATGCCAATGTTTATTCAGCATCTTTTGATATTACAAGAGATGTACAAGATTATGATTTACAAGACATTATATACTCAGCTTCAATTGATGGCTCAAATACGGCATTTCCATATTACAATAAAGTAGGAAAAAACAAAATTACCATTAGAAAGGTTTATCACAGAACACCAAGATCAATGTGGAGATTCTTTGCATATTATGGCGGATTAAATGTCCTTGGCAACTTGTCGACTTATGGAATGTATGCTGACGAATCAACATTCGAAGTTATTCCTACATGGCAAAACAAATTGCAGGCGATGCAGTATGAGGACAGCATTACGACAAGAACATCGAATTATAGCTATGAGTTATTCAACAATAAACTCAGAGTGTTTCCAACACCAATCGATTCAAGCCCTTCGAAGTTTTGGGTTAAGTTTACTATTGAAAACGAGCGAGAGCCGTGGCAAGAGTATATGACAGACAGAAAGAAGGGCGTTGATGGCGTTAATAACCTGAATACTTTGCCCTATGCAAACATTTCATATATTAATATTAACAGTATTGGTAAGCAGTGGATTAGAAGATTTGCGCTGGCCTTATCAAAAGAGATGTTGGGACAAATTAGAGGCAAATTCGGCGGAACAATACCAATTCCCGGCGAAACAGTAACTTTGAATTCCGGCGATTTGTTATCGCAGGCGAAAGAAGAGCAAGACAAGCTCAGAGAAGAGTTAAAGACAGTTCTTGATGAATTGACATATGCCAAGTTGGCAGAGAGGGACGCTTCAATAGTTGAAAATGCTACTAAGACACAACAACATATTCCGCTTCCATTTTTAGTGGGGTAAATAGATGGCAGAAGACAAATGGTCACAACCGGATGCTCCACCACCTCCGTTATTTACGGGTGAAAAGGAGAAAAACTTTGTCAAACAAATTAATGATGAGGTTATTGAACGAGTTGTCGGGCAGCAAGTATTATATTATTCAGTTAGTGTTGAACATTCAGAATTTCATGATGTTTACGGCGAGGCGATCAAAAAAACAACACTGCCTCCTATTAGAGTATATGCTTTGATTGAATGGGAAGGTCTTACTACAGAAACGGGAAAATTTGGCGTAGATAGAAAATCATCTATAACAATACATTTTCACAAAAGAAGAATAACAGAAGATCAGGATATTTTTGTAAGAGAGGGCGATTTTGTTTTGTACGGTGAGATCTTTTATGAAATCGTTTCCTTAGATGAGCCAAAACAGCTTTACGGACAGCCAGATGCACGCTATGAAATCGTTGCCAAATGTATAAGAGCAAGAGAGGGCAAGTTTAATGCCAAGTAAAACAAAAAAAACTGGTAAAATCTTAAATTTAAAGCCGTCAACTTTTGCAACGATCGACAAAGCGGTGTTAAAGTGGGTTGATGACGCTTTAAACATTCATTCTTCTACAAACGATGGCTGGAAAAAAGTGCCTGTCGTCTGGATTACTGCCGAAAGAGCATTTCAGATCAAAAATAAGCGCGAAATGAGAAGTGTTGATTCTGAATCTCTTATTTTCCCTTTGATGACGATAGAAAGAGAGGGTATGACAAAGACACCGGTCAGCGCTAGGCCCATGCCCGGAAACCTTTACCCGGATAATATGGGATCTCGCGGATATAGGGGCGGCGCTTTTACTTTGACAAGAAGGATGAATCAAAACAAGACAAGAAATTTTGCAGCAACAGATTCAAACAGAGTATTGGGGCAGTATTACTTTCCTAATAAATTAAAGAAAAATAAAAGGATCGTTTATCAGACAATTTCTATTCCATTTCCGGTATATTACGATCTCACATATAATATTAATTTGCGCGCAGATTATCAGCAGCAAATGAACGAAATGATGGCACCATTTGCAACCTATACTGGGGGCATAAATCACTTTAGAGTCGAGCAAGACAATCATTTTTATGATGTGTTCATTGAGGATAGCTATGCTTCGGAAAACAATATTGCATCTTTAGCAGAAGAAGAAAAGAAGTATGAAACGGTGGTTAAAATTAAAGTTTTAGGATATTTGATTGGCGCGGATAAAAATCAAGAAACACCAAAGATTGCTATACGAGAAAATCTTGTAGATCTCAAGTTCAAAAGAGAAAGAGTGATTGTTGGCGATATAAATGAAATTGGCAGTGAAGACTTCAGAGGCTAGTACCTGCATTTTGACATTTCATTAACTATTTACTGTAGTATCAACTTGCAATACTCAGGAGAGCGAATAATATGGCCAGAAAATTCAAATTTATATCACCCGGGGTTTTCCTAAATGAAATTGACAATTCGCAGTTACCAAGCGAACCACAGCCTGTAGGCCCGCTAATCATAGGCAATACTCGTAAAGGACCGGCAATGCGCCCCGTCCGCGTTGAGTCGTTTGCAGAGTTTGTTGATGTTTTCGGACAGCCTACTGCTGGCAATGACGGCACAGATGTTTGGAGAAGCGGCGAACCACAAGCCCCAACTTATGCTGCTTATGCCGCACAGGCATGGCTTAAAAACTCGCCCACAATTAATGTTGTGCGGTTGTTGGGCACAGAACACAAAAATAGAACAGCGGCCACTTCAAATAACAGTGGTCAGGCAGGTTGGCGAACCGATCAGGTGCGCGACACCGCGCTGGTGAGCACACTTCAAGCTGGTAACGAGACAGGCGGCGCATATGGCCTCTGGGTGTTTTCTCCCAAGATCTCTGCATCTCAGCACACCGACATGGTTGTGTATCCATCCGTTCCGGCGGCTCAAGCCACCGGTTCTTTGGCGGCAATTTGGTATATGAACGGCGGTTCTATTGGTTTAGATGGAACAACGGCAGACGGGACCGGCTCTCTAGGTGGTGTGGCCGCTGTGGACAATGTTATGACTCACTCAATTAGTGTTTTGATGCAGTCTGATAATGATGGCCGTTTCAAAGCTAGTCTTGAAAATAGTGATATGGGCTTCAGCGAAACAATTGAATTTTCAATTGATAGTGGTGATAGAAACTATCTTCGAAGAGTCTTTAACACGAACCCAACGTTGGTTAACACAAACATTAGCTCTGTAACTTCGTCATATTGGCTTGGTGAATCATTTTGTGATACAATAGACATTGAGGCATCTAGAAATACAGCAATTTCTGGCACCTATTCAGCTGTAAATATGACATATTTAAATGTAGACGGAAATGTTGCTGCCGGCGCCGCCGCCACACCAAAATATTTAGGCATAATTATGCCGATTCATGCTGCAAATAGTACGGCTGAAAATTATGATCATGGCCATAAATTAGCAGCATTCGCAGATAGTTCTGGCAATCGCAGAAATAGTAGAACTGGTTGGTTTATTTCACAAAATGTTGGTGAAAGAACATCTTTCGATGCTAGGAATATGCAAAAGCTTTTCCGTTTCCACGGATTGGATAATGGCACTTGGTGTCAAAACAAGTTTAAGATTTCTATTACAAACATTAGATATTCTAAAAACAATGACAACAAATACGGCACTTTCAGCATTGAACTCCGCGATATTAAAGATCGCGACGGCGCAAAGCTTGTTTTAGAGAAATATGACAATTGTAATCTAAATCCAGATTCTGAAAACTATGTTGCTCGTCAAGTTGGTGATATGTATACAGTTTTTGATCCAACTGAGCGGATCCTTCGCGAAAGAGGCAATTGGCCAAATCGCTCTAAGTTTATTCGAATAGAAATGAACACTGAAGTTGATGTTGGTGCAGCCAATGAAGAATACCTCCCATGGGGTGTTTGGGGGCCACCAAAATATCATGATCTTGCTTGGATTAATCACCCGCAAGGCGCGGTCTTCAAAAGCTCGGTGTTGAACGCGACAAGCGGCACCGTGTGGTGGGATCTTGGCTTCCAAGGCGGCGGGGCTGCCGCCGCCGCTATCGGTGGCACCGCCGGCCCTGATAATATTCGGGCAGCCGCCTTCATTGTCGGCGGCTCTTCAGACGGAGAAAATGTTTCACTTTCTGCTTCTCACCCACCTCATCCTGTTACTATTAATTTCCAACAGTTGGTTTCAGGTACAAATGGAAACTCAACGGACGGCCTCCACGGATGCCTGCCGGCATCCAGTTCGCTAGGGTTTAAATTCCCCGCACTGCCAATGAGACTATCTGGCACAATAGGCGGAACAAACTTCAAGACCGCATATTGGGGAGTTTACACCGGTGTCGCAAGAGACAAAAATTATAAAACAAAGCACAATGAAGATATTGTTGATCATCTTCGTGTCGGTGCTTCGGCACTGGTCGATGTTTGGGATGGCGACACAACAAATGCCTACCTAACACCACAGTTTGTCTTTACAATGGATGATCTTTCACAATCTGTTGGCAACGGCGCGCTCACAACGGCTGCAGCCCAGCGCGGCGGCGACTTTGTTTATGTTTCCGGCTCTCATCAAGCAACCGATTCATGGAGTTCTGTAGATTATGGCCGCGCTTTTACTTCCCAGACATCTACAAGCTCTATTAAGGATCTTATTGACGAGGGAGTAAATAAATTTACAACTCTTTTCCACGGCGGTGTTGACGGATTAAACATTACAGAACAACAGCCACTAAGAAGTGGCCTGTTGCACAATGCCTCTGCAACTCCAACAGAAAAGAGTAGCTATGTGTTTAACACTTACAATGAGGTTATTGATACAATCAAGGATTCAGAAGTCGTTGAGTGCAATCTTTTGTCGATCCCCGGCCTTAAGCACGAGCCGCTTACTGATAAGTTGGTTGATGTTGCTGAGTCCCGTGGTGATACTTTGGCTGTAATTGACCTTAAGAAAGATTTTGAGCCTTCATTTGAAGGCGCTGATTCTAGTAACATTGGAAAGCCAGTTTACAGAACTAAAACCAAGAATGTTATCGACAACTTAAAGGATAGGCAGCTAAACAGCAGCTATGGCTGTGCTTACTACCCGTGGGTCAAGATTAGAGACACTATTGGAGGCTCATTTGTGTTCGTACCGCCCTCTATTGTGGCAATAGGTGCAATGTCCTACACTGACAGGGTTAAAGCCCCGTGGTTCGCCCCTGCTGGCTTTAATCGTGGCGGTCTTTCAAGCGGCCTCGCAGGCTTACCAGTGGTAGGCATCACTCAGAGGCTTACATCTAAGGATCGCGATGATCTTTATGATGCCAATATTAACCCAATTGCAACTTTCCCACAAGAAGGGATCGTAATCTTTGGTCAAAAGACTTTGCAAGTGACCAGAAGCGCATTGGACAGAATTAATGTTCGCAGATTGCTTATTTTTGTCAAGAAGGGAATTTCTACGATTTCAAACGAGCTTCTGTTTGAGCAGAATGTCCGAGAGACTTGGGAGCGATTCATTAATCGTGCAAATCCGTTCCTCAACGATGTTAAGGCAAGGTTTGGTTTAAATGACTACAAGTTAGTTTTGGATGAAACTACAACTACGCCAGATTTAGTTGATAGAAATATAATGTATGCTAAGATTTTCTTGAAGCCTGCAAGATCGATTGAATTTATCGCTGTTGATTTTATCATTACAAATACTGGTGCAGCTTTTGAGGATTAATACTAATTATTAGTAGTTTAGGAGAATAAACTGTAATGCCGAAAAAACAACCTGATAGTATTCCTGCATGGCAATCAATGAATATTGAGCCGAAAAGGAAATTTAAATTTATACTTCGTCTTGGTGGCATTCCTGCTTGGGTAGTTAAGACTTCTGGTCGACCACAAATAACTGTTTCAGACGGTGCAAAACATCAATTTTTGTCACACGAGTTCAAGTTCCCCGGTCGAGTTACTTGGAATGACATTGAAATTTCATTAGTTGATCCAATTAATCCTGATATCGCTGCAACCATGTTCAAGGTGATTGAAGATTCAGGCTATGTGCTTCCAAGCGACTGGAACGGCCAGAATGAGGCTTGGCGTATAAGCATGTCAAAGAGAAAAGCGGCATCTAATGCATTAACAGATGTAACAATCCAGACAATTGATTCAGACGGCAAAAAAGTAGAAGAGTGGCGTCTATACAATGCTTGGATTAAGAATGTTAATTACGATGATGTTGGATATGACAGCGAAGATTTAATGAGCATTACAGTTGGTCTAATTTATGATTGGGCTAAACTTGAAACATTTGCTGGTTAAATTTAATGGCTGGATCAATTATTAGTGAATTAAACAGAAGAATATTTTCTTCAACGTGTGTTGGCGCCAACGCTCCCACACCCGCTTGGGCTAAAATGACAAAAGACGCCCAGCAGTCTTTTAGATTTGTTTTGCTTGTAAACGGATTTCACCCAATTTACATAAGCCAAGTCGGACGACCCGGTTATACAGTTGAAACTGAACCCCACAGGCTTTTAAATTGGCATTTTCATTATCCAACTAATGTTAAATGGGGCGATATAGCTTTTACTGTTAAAGAGGTCTACAGTCACTCAAATGCAAATACTTTTATGAAAAAATTGAAAGGCTGTGCATGGGCACTGCCAGACGAAACAGCCGCTGGTAGGCTAACTGAGAACGATATAAGCAAAAATGCACTGGTAAATTCTTTGGGCGTGGTCAAGATTCAGACTATTAGGCCAGATGGCAGTGTACACGAGGAGTGGTCCCTTGAGGGCGCTTTCATAAAGGGTGTACAATTTAGTGAATTAAATTATTCGAATGAGGATATAAATTCTGCTCAAGTTACGTTATCATATGATTGGGCGAACTTAAAAGTTTACCCCAAGCAGGGTGATAACAGAGTAGATGTCACCTATTAGAGGTAAAATGAGAGATAGAAATCAAAGTAAAGTAAATTACCAACCAACAACACAACCACAACAAACATACACGCCGCCAACAGACATTGTTTATTTACCTTCAGGAGGAAAGTACTATCCAGAAGGGCACCCCCTTTGTGATCAAGAGTCTGTCGAAATATATTTTATGACAACAAAACAAGAAGATATTTTAGTCAATGCGGCATACAATAGAGAGGGGATAGTTCACAAGAAATTAATTGAAAGCATTCTTGTTGATAAATCAATTGATCCATCTTCCTTGGTGATTGGCGATAAAAATGCAATATTAATTAATGCAAGAAAAAATGCTTATGGTGCTGACTATGGCGTTAGAATTTCCTGTGAAGAATGTTTTGTCACTAATGAAATTAGTATTGATTTAGAAGAGGTCAATAATAAGGAAACTGACTATTCTAATGTTGAAATAACGCCGCAAGGCACTTTTCTTTTAAGATTGCCAAAGTCTGAGGTAACGGCTGAGCTTCGTCTTCTTACGGGCAAAGATGAGACCGCGATGGTGGCTGCAGCAGTTCAACGAAATAAACATAATTTACCAGAAGAGACGATTTCAGCAAGATATACGAGAATGATGCAGTCTATAAATGGAAATACAGATCCTATTTTTATTAAGAATTTTGTTAACAATATGCCGATTATGGATTCAAGAATTTTTAGAAAAACTTATTTAAGTGTAATGCCAGATGTTGATTTTGTTTATGAGTTCAATTGTAAGGACTGCGACCACTTGAACAAAGGAGGCGTGCCCATAACGGGCGACTTTTTTTGGCCTGACGAGTGAATATATGAACGGTGTCTATGAGACATTGTTTGTTTTGAAAATGCATGGACATTGGAATTTTTTTGAAGCTTACGCGCTGCCTATTAGTTTGAGAGACTGGCAAGCTCGCAAGCTCTCAGAACATTTAAGAGAAATACACGAAGCCCGCTCTCAGAAATGATGTGTCTTACTAATTATTAGACAGGGGAAGCTTATATGTCTGATACATTTAATAGACTAATCAAAAAAATTGCTGCCGGCGACTCTGGCGAAGTTTCTGCTGCGAAGGCCGAACTCCGTAACATGTCCCCCGCCGCGAAGAAGATCGCCAATACAAGTTTGGACAACGCCATCGCACTCGGTAAAAAGAGCAAAGGCAAAGACACAGACACACTAGGCCCGAGACTTGCTCAAGAGAGGCTAGAGAGCGCCGCCAAATCGAATAAATTTGGTAAAGTTGCAAAACAATATGAAGACTGGTCCGCACAAATTCAAAAATTTAGTGCCAATTCCGCTAAAGGCGCAGGGCAGATAACACAACAACTGCAAATGCTGCAGCGCCGCCAAACAGAAATGGGTATCTCAATGACAGATACCATGAGTAACGTAAAAGAAGCTATGAGGAGCTATGCTGGTGTAGTAACTCCTGCTTGGAAGAAAGATTTTGTAGCCGTTACAAAACAAATCTCCGTATATAAGAAGTTGGGCATTGCAGCAGACACCAGCATTAGGCTATTTAATACTTTTGGCGCAACATTGGGCAAGTCGCGCTCGGAAGTCACTAAAACTTCTCAAGTTTTGAATAAATTTGCTCAAACAACTGGCCAAAGCTATTCACAAGTTTGGGTAGGTTTTAACAGCAATGTTGGCAGCTTTATGGATATCTTAGATAGCAAAGATATGACCCGACAAACACTTTTATTTCAAACTAGAGCAAGACGAATGGGCATCGAAGTCGGCGGAATGATGAGCAACTTGGAGAGATTTGAAACTTTAGACGGTGCACAACAAGCTGCAGGTAAAATTAATGCAGTTATGGGTACTTTGGGCGGCAGCTTTGACGCAGTTAAAGCCGCGTCAATGGATTACCCAGAGCGAATGGAGTATATGTCCAAGTCAATTCAGAGTGTGATGGGTCGCATTGAACAGTCTGGCCCTAGGGCAAGTCGCGCTTATATGAAAGCGCTGAAAGATGCTTTTGGAATGGACAGCAAACAGATGAGAGCTATGATATCGTATAAACCCGGTGCTGCGCTGCCGGCAGAGCTTCAGGCTGCTGGCGGTGTTGTTGGGGCTTTGACTCCTGCAGAAACAGAACGGGCGGCAAGGGAAGTAGCCACCCTTGAAGATCGCGCCACCGCAGTAAAAGAAGCAAGAGAGGCATTTATGTTAGAAATTGTGCCAAAGTCTATGGGTCTAACATCGGCGGAAGTTATCAATCATATAAAACAGACCGCCGGCAAACTTGATGCTAAGATAATAGAAAAAGGCGGTCTCCTCGGCGATGAAATAGCCAAACAATTTACAACCGGAATGGGCAAGGTCTTCATCTCGATGGCTGGCAGCATCGGAACAGAAATAGCAAAGGGAACCAAGTCTGCCAAGGCGAGGACAGTCGGCGAACCCCAAGGGCCGCCGTTGCCGTAATGCGGCGAAGACACACGCTAAGCCGAACATATGGAGTAAGTAGGAGAATAAAATAATGGGTTTATGGGATAGTTTTAAAGAAAGTGCAGCTTCAAATATAACAAATGCTGCAGAAGCTATTGAAGAAGAGGCTTTTGATAGAGATCCTACTCTAGCAACAAGCGCACCTTCTGAAGCAAACATTAGAAATCAAATTGCATTTTCAACTCTGCGCTTTAGTTTTCCGACGACAGCAACAGAGATGAAGTTATCATTTCCAGCATATTTAACCGCCTTTCAAGAGAGTTTTACTCCTCAGTGGGGAGAGACGCAGGCATTTGGCCGTTCAGATCCAATCGCAGTTTATAAAAGCACATCGCGGTCAATAACACTGGGATTTGCTATTCCAAACTATGACAGTGACGATGCAAATGAGAATTTAAAGAAAATGAATAAATTAATTCAGTCTTTATACCCGGGCTATTCAAAATTAAAAAGCGGAGCTATAGTTTTAGCTAGTCCACCGCTGGCTAGAATTAAGTTTGCTAATTTGTTGGTAAATCACAAGAATCCGTTTCAAGGTTTGCTCGGTTATATAAAATCATTTTCAACAGATTTTCAAATTAATTCCAAAGGCGTTTTTATGAAGAGTCATGTTACACCCGGCCGACAAACGATATTCCCCAGAGTTCTTTCTTTTAATATTTCTTTTCAGCCGCTGCACGAAGGTCCGCTTGGCTGGGATATAGATAAGAAAGGCGGCCAATTTTATGCTGGTAGGGATTTTCCATATAGAACCAAACTGAGCATAGGCGATGTTGTGCAAGCACCGCTTGAGGCCGCTGGCCGAGCCGCTGGTGAATTTATCGAGGGTGGAGTAGATACGGCATTAGCAAAAATTGGAATTTTAAACAACAAAGATGCTTAGAGGATAAAAGATGGCTGTTACAAGATATAAAAATACGGGAGTTATATTTAATAACGATTCAGACTATAAGCAAGTTTTTAAGAAAAGATTTGGCCGCGAAGGTTTAAATGAATTACAGAGAAAAAAAGCACTTAAACACCTTGAAACACTTCAATTAAATTATCCGGATTTTGAAGAGCTATTAAGCATTTCAACGAAAGAACATTTATGGCGAACCGGCGACAGATTTTATAAATTGGCTGATTACTATTATGGAGATGCAGGATATTGGTGGATTATTGCTTATTTCAACAAAAAACCCACAGATCACCATGTCAAACCGGGAGAGTTGGTCCTCGTACCTACACCATTAGTAGATATTTTGGAAATAATATTATAATAGTTGGTTTATAAACATGTCATATTTTTTACCACCAAAACTTAATCCACAGGGATGGCTAAACGATATGTTGTTGCCAAAGCTGTATTCGTGGAACTTGCCTGTACAAGATAAAGACGGACTTCATCATAAATTAAAGAAAGCATTTTATTGGGAAGATTATCCCGGCGTAGACAAGAAACTTATAAGTTTACATCCAGAGTATAGGAATGTTTTTATTCAAAGTATGCAAAAAATCTCTAGTAATGCCGGCTCCAACCCTGCAAGTAAAATATTAGATCAA